TTCCAACTCTTCGGTGGAGATAAGACCAAACATCAGGTCGGCTGTCGCAGGCAAACCGAAAGATTCAGAAGTGTCCTCCAACCCAAAGTCATTGGACGCAAAGCCTGTTCGGTTCGTCTGTGTGGCTGTGAAGATCGGGACATCCCACTCCACGGCAAGCCCACGAAGTTCTTCTGCAATCGACTTGATATACATATACGAATTCGTGTTGGCTCCAGCCTTGAATCTAGCCGATGCACAAATGTTCAAATAATCAATAAAGACAACATCAGGCTTGAAGTTCTTTTTCAATTTCAGTTCTTCAAGCAAGTGCCGGAAGTGATTTACATTTGCAGTCGCAGTCGGATATTCTTTAACAATAAGTTTGGCTTTGATATTTTCTTTTACTCTACCCAACTTTTTGTCATATGAAACTTTTGGCAAGTGCCGAAGTTCATCCATCGTGAGATCCATCAAGTTCGCATCAATTCTTTCGGCGATTCTTTCCTCTGCCATTTCGCAGGTGACGTAAAGCACGTTTAGATTAGATGCGTAGCAAGACGCAGCGTGATGACACATAAACAAAGACTTACCAACACCAGTACCAGCAAGAATCACATTTAGAGTCTTGTTCGGCACACCACCATTTGTAATCTTGTTGAAAAGATCCAAGTCAAACGGAGTCTTGTGTTCTACCTTATGATAGAAGTCAAATCGGTCATCGGCATCTGAGATGTAGTCGTGACCAATCTGCTCATCAAACGAAACTGAAAGTGCGTCGGACAAAATATTCGGAATAGCATTCTTTGTTTCATTCTTAGACTTGCCATCAATAATTTCAATCGACCGAAGGATCGCATTGTAAACCGCTTTGTCTTTACAAAACTTTTCAGTCTGATCCATCAGCCACTCATTGTCCACGGGATCAATCGTGTCTGTGATTGACTTGATAATGATAGATGTGTCTTTGTAAGATTGCTCAGTCATACCACCACGATCATCCAAAGCAATGATGAGTGCATCACGATTCGGGGACCGATTGTATTTGTGAATATGATCACGAATGAGAGTATAAACAGTTCTCTCGTTTCTATCCTTGAAATATTCTTCATCTAAGAATGGGACAACTCTACGAGTGTAGTCCTCATTCTGAATCAGATTCTTCAAGATGATGGTTTCCATCGTCTCCATCAAAACCGCCTTCTTCTAAATGATTCTCCAACAATTCAACAAGAATGTCACCGATGACCTCTTTGAAGTCATCATTATCCTCGACTGCTTCTTCATTTTCAAGAACAAAGTAGTCAAAATATAATCGACACTCGCCTTCACGTTCATCAAATCCTACTTTACCATAGTTTAAGATAACGTCTTTGTATTTGCCTTCGTCAATGCGAATGGCTGCGGCTGCTGAATTTTTACCTTCAACAATTGTATACTTAGTCGGCATCTTCAACCTTAATTTCTTCAACTTCATCCTCTACTGCTGAACCATACTTGAATTCTTTTGCAACCGCAACTTCAAGTTGTTCCATCACAGAATCAGTGAAATACTTTTCAGGTTTTTCGTTGATTTGCTTTTCGTAAACTTTTTTGCCATCAGGAAGTTCAATACGAGTTGAGACTTTCTTGAACACTCCGTGCTTCACTGCAATGTCCGTCAGCCCGTAGTAAGGTGAAAGCCCAGACTCATAGTTCAACAAAGTCTCTGCCATAGAGTTTTCTTTCGTGACCCGTGACTTTTGCAACTTACACTTGATGATGTTGCCGACCACATCCGTGCCGTCCTTGACTTTCTTCTTGGACAGGAACACGATTGTGCCTGCGTTGTATTTCAGACCAGAGCCACCGGACATTTCTTTCATCGGCACATATGAACCAACGACATCATAGGTGTGGTTTGTAATCAGCAACGGAATGCCAGCCGATCCACACTTGACGGTGAGTGTTCGGAAAGTTGCCTTTAACGCTTGGGCTTTCGTCATATCACGAACATTCTTACCACTGGCAGTGTCTTCCATTTCTTTGATGGTGGACAGGTTGCCGAGTGAATCAAGAATCACAAGAATAGGCTTCTTGTCTGTCTCTGCACGATAGGTGTCCGCGACCTGAATCATCTGATGACGAAACTCTTCAATCGTAGACACGGGCAACACAGCCACCCGCGAAGGATCAATGTCTCGCTCGGAGAACATTTGTGAAGTGATCGCTTGCTCTGAATCAAAGTAGAGAACCACGCCGTCAGGATTATCTGAAAGGAATGTCTTCAAAATATTGAAACAGAAAAAGGTTTTACCAGTCGCCTGCTCGCCAGCCAGAGCCGTGATCTTGTTGTCGGGAATGCCACCATAAAGTGAACCCGAAAGCAAAGCATTCAGAGTGTAAGACCCTGTATCAATAAAGCCACGAATGTCTGAGACAAGACCCTTATCGACAGACGAGGCATTTTCATTACCCGACACTTCAACCAAGTTTGACAAAAAGTTAGACATCCATTCTCCATTTCTTCAATAATTCATCAATGTATTGTAATTTTTCAATAACTTCTGAGTGGTCTTCTGCCGAAGCGGACTTCGTTTTCAAGACCAGTTTTTCTACACGTTCAGTATCATAGCGAAGACACTTCAACGCTTCAAGAATAATTTCTCGTTCTTTTGATCTCACGGTCTTCCTCCTTTCTTACCCACCTCATCATAAGGAACTTGCGTAACATAACAGCCCCAACAAACTCACCCCGAATAAGATAGTCATTAAAAATAGCGTAAATTCTATTTGACGAGTTGAATGTGATTTCTGGTGTTTCATAAAACTGCAATCGGAACAACCTCAAAGCCCTTTGACAACAAGACGCTCGCTCGGTGAACGCCATCAAAAATTGTTTTGGCATCACTGTGAGTGCAAATGTAACTATGTTCAAATGGTGGTTCAAGGTATTTTTTGTCTGAGTGTAAAATCTTATCAAACTTTTCGTACATATCGTCAAGAGTCAAATGCTCTTCATTGATTGCTGCTCTCGCCCAAGACTTTCCCCTTAGTGGAATCAGAAAATCTGCATAAGCCTGTTTGTTACCAATACAATATTGATATTGTGGTTGTTCGACAATACCACGACGGCTGCTTGACTCTACGAGTTCATTCAAATTTTTCAAAATAATTTTTGCTGGTCGCAGATTACCTCCGTAAACAGGGTGCATTTTACAGACCTGTGGTAGTTCTGATACATCAATCTTGTAATCATATACTCCGTTCATATCTTCTCCTTAAAATAGTGTTGCCCTTCGTTCGTGATCCCATCCTACCTTCTCCAGAATATTTTTCAATGGCTCAAGGAACGAAACTGCAAACTGTTTATCATAGTCTGCAAAGTCCTTGAGTTCAAACTCTTTCGGGGAAGAACCCGGAAACGAGATGACTGTATTCTGGAAGGGATTCGGGACAGCCAAATATAAAAACTTTACTTTGTCGCCTTCGTTGATTGCATAATAACGATCCGTCAACTTCATCTTTTTCAAGAAGTGATTGTAGATCAACGCACCCTTGACGGCGATAGGAGTTGACTTGCGATAGATGTGTGTCTCATCTTGATAAGTGATAAGATTATTACACCCACGGGGAAACGCGATTTCATCTGGAGAATACTTTTTAAACTCCTGTTTGAAATCATCAATAAAGTCAATGACCTGATCTTCGGTTCCCGTCAACACCAACTTGATTGCATCTTTCAACTTTTGTCGCACGACCATCGGCGTGGATGATCGCGTGGTTTCAATGCCCATAATCTTCATTTTGGGTTCATCGTATTGCACACCCTCAGAGTTGTGAACATTCAGCATATACCGCTTCTTTGCAGTCCACACACCAACGTCGGCGATGACTTCTCGTTCCATCACCATCTTGTTGGCGTGAGCGTTCATTTTTGCGGCGAGGGTTTCATAGGCTTTCTTGATGAACGGCTCAATGATCTCCTTGCAGGACTTGTCAAGAAATCGTACGATCTCCTCTTTGGTTTTGTCTTGAGCAGCAGCCCGAACAAGATTCCCAAGGCGAAGATAAACAGAGTCGGTATCACTTGCGACAACATAATCATAGTCTCCTGTGTTTAGAGTTTTGTTCAGAAACGCATTCAGTTCGTTTGCGATATACTGAATGGATAACTGACCAGAGGTAGTAATGGCTTCGGCAAGATAGGTGTCAAAGTATCTAAAATACTGATTACCCATCGCACCATAAGCCGAGTTCAGTTGAATCTTTCGCACCAGTTGGAAGTTGTGATACTTCGCAATCTCAAAGTCCAACTCTTCATTGTTTGGATCTTTTTGCTTTTTCTTCTGGGCTTCAATCATCAACTTCTTGTAGTGCTTGCGTTCTGCGTAAAACTTCTCCATCAGTTTCGGCATAAACCCAAGACGATCTTTTCTGAAACAGACACCGTTGGCTGCAACAGAAAAGTTTTGTTGTTTCAGTTGTTTGAGATTCTTTTCACAAAGATCAGTTTCCCCAAGCACACCGTCAACATCAATACACGGATTCCTTGGGAACCCGTCCGGTCGCATCTTCGTATCGGGACTGATGTTGTATTGCATAATCAAGTGCGGATATAGACTGTTCAAGTCAAACGAAACAATCCAGTCGTGCCGACCTGTGATCGGTTCTTTCACATACGCACCGATGATCTGATTCTCTTTCTTCCCCCCGGCTTTCTTTCGTGGGATCACGATGTCCTGACCACGAAGATAGTGATAGATGATTTGATCCCACATACGAACCTGCGAGAACACATCACCAAGATTTACCTTCGCGTTGTAGGCTAGTGCCATCGCCAGTTCCATCAGACCAAGTTTCTTCTCCATCTTTTGAATCAGACGAACATCTTGGATGTTGTATTCCACAAACTTTTGGAAGTCATTTGTATAGAAGTCCTTGAAGTGATCGTATTCATACTCCAACTTTTTCTCACCCAGTTCAACGAACGCGATGTGATCCAACTTGTATGACTCTTGGTTCACATAAGTAAACTTTTGATACAGATCAAAGTAATCAAGAATGGTTCGTCCGACCACCTCATATGCGATACGATCACCGGCTTGCGTCTGGATGTCACGCTTACGCACCCAGTTCCACGGAGACAGACCGTTGGCTTTCTTTTCAATCAGGTGATCCATTCGTGCATAGAGATACGGAATATCAAAGAACTTGACGTTCCAACCAGTGATGATGTCAACGTCTTCTTTCTTCCAGACTTCCAAAAACTCTAGCATCAAATCAACTTCGTCATCGTACCGTCTTGCGATGATGTCCGGATCATCAATCTGAAAATCACCCAAGCCAAAGACATAGGTTCTATCCTCAACCGCCAGCGTAATCACATTCACTTTTTCTTGAGGATTCGTGACTTGCGGGAAGCCGTTCTCCGAAGTCGTTTCAATATCAATGTATCCGACCTTCAAGGTCTTCATACTATAGTCAACTTCATCGGGGAACTTATCACCAATAAACTGATAGGTGTAGTCCGTGTTGCCATAGATTTCAAAACCAGTCACGCTTTCGTGCCGCTCAATGAAGTCCCGACAGTCGGACATAGATCCGGGTTGGAAAGACTCCACGGAGTGACCGTGAATGGTATGATACTTTGAGGATTTGTTTGTGGAAACGAAAAGAGTGGGGCGATAGTCAATACCGCCCTCCACTCTTTCTCCGTCCTCGTATCCGCGATACAGAACCCTGTCACCACGAATTGTCACATTTGTATAGAAGCGACTCATACGAGTATTCTACCTTCTGTTTGGCTCAAGTCAATCAGATTCTTTGTCCCCGACATAAGATGAAAGTAGAACCATATAATTAATAATATCAACGCAAGAGTCGTGGAACGATTCGTTTTCAACGTGCATCGTTCCGGATTCAATAAAAGAACTCATTCTTGATAATTTATCAACAATCCGAACAAGGAATCCTTGCTCCGTAGTGCAGACACCCATCGCTTCGCAACGAGTAAAGTTTGCAAAAGGTTCAAGACCTCCATTTCCCGCGTAATCTTTATTTTTTAATTCCATAAGATTACGGGCTTCTTGACAAATATTTTCGTGGTTTTTTAGTAATTCATCTCTGGTCATTATTTAACTCCTGTGCTTCCGAATCCACCATCGCGTCCGCCGCGTGGCATCGGTCGTTCCTCAACCCAGTGAACATCTGTTTTAATATTTTTTACTAATTCAATTTGTGCGATGCGATCCCCTGTGTAAATTGTAAAGTTTTTATCACCGTGGTTGATAAGCGGGACAAAAACTTCATCT